GTAACTTTAGATTTCTGGAGTTTATCTGCTTGTTTCCTACGCCATAGAGCTTCGTTATAGAAGGCTAGCGGTAAATCTGGATCTCCGTAAAGGAAAGCCAGATCCGAACCTGATTTAGCAATCTCTAGATCGGCATCAAGGATCTCAGCAGTTATGCCCTTTAACCTAAAGGCAACCTGAGAAGCACCCTTAGCCAGACGGTCTCTTTGTCTCTCGACAAAGACACTATCTGATAAAGGAAGGCCAACAGTTTTCAGAAAGAGAGGCCAATGGCCTGTCTCTGTGAGCTTATTAGCCCCTTGCTTCTTAAGTTGGATATACAAATCAGTGATCTGTCCATAAACATTGAGGACAGGGACATTTGAAATGTTATCACACGCCCAGGCCACTAGCTCTTCCGATTCTCCTCCAGTAAGCCTACAGACAATAGTCTCGGCTAATAAACCTAAAGGTTTATTAGACTTGGCTTTATCTGTATTGTAAATTGGATCTGAATCTCTGAACTGATCAATGAGCCCTAATTGAATCGTAGCAATTGCTAATGATTCTCTTAGGTATCTTGGTAAGGGTTCTCCGAGTTGCCGGTAGACTGCTTTGAGACAGTCTAACGCCGATCCGGACCCTTTGATGTACAACATCAATCGTTCAGAGACTGCAGCCTTATGATAGATTTCTTTGCAATAACTAGCATTGAAACCCTTCACATCGTTGTAGTAGGAAGCAATAACCTTCGCTATCTCTTCCTCAAAGGCCCAGCCTTTTCGTATCTCACCGTAGAAAACAGGAAGAAGTTGGTAAAACTTCCTCGTGCTCCGAACGGCGTGGACAGGAAAAGGGGTTATCTCCTTTCCTTTATAAAACAAACGCTTAGCAAATTCACTTAAGAATTTACTATCGTGAGTCTTAGTGGGGGAAAAGGGTACATCCAATTTCTGAAGTATTTCCTTGTATTTGTCTGCTAGAGATGAGTCTCCAATAAGGATATCATCTCCTAACAAACAATACTTAGAAGTTCTTCAGTCCTGCCCTATGCTGGTGCTGGCAACATACATTATGAAGTGATGAGCAACCGCAAAGGAAGCTCATGACGTGTAGGCTCCCATTGGAGTTCCGGTACCGTAGGTAAGATTAACTTCTGACCCTTGGTACTTAAACGAAAATGGTAAGCCTACCATAATGTACTGTCATGCATCAACATAAGACTTAGGAAAGATACCCTTTAACATTTCAGATATTAGGGATATTGGAAAACGATCTGTAGCATCCTTCAAATCGATGCTGTGGAAAGTTTCCCACCCTTTTATCTTAGTGGTAAAGGAACCCTGATCA